TGATGATTTCAGCCTGCGCCGAATCACCGGATCCAAGCGCGGCCGTTATTAAGAATAATGTACTTACAGTGTTCGGGTTGGTTCCCAGGTCGGCCAGAACCAGGCCCACGGATCCGTCAAAGTTCTGCGCCTTGCTGGAAAGGTTCCAGGCGGCATCTTCCACGGCATCGCCGGAATCGCGGGTGATGGTCCAGGCGGTGATATCTTCCGTCACCTCTTCAAAGTATCCACCCCGCCAAACGCGGCACGTCACCTGAAGGGTTTCGCCGGGTGCGATGAAGTTGTCACCGTTGGTATCAATCTCCAGACGGAGGTCCATATCCTCAATCTGTTCGATGGTACCGGACATATAGATATTGTTCAGGTATGCCGAATAGCCGGACATACCGGATATGCCAAGGACGGAAAGGTTGGAAAGGTCACCGAACTGCGCTGCGATATTGCTGGAAGAGAATTCCCACGTGTTCACGCCTTTCAGGAACCGTTCGTAGGTACGGGTGCTGTAACGGGATACCTGGCGGGTGGTATCCGTGAAGTTTCCGTATCCCACGAAGTGCATGGCCGGCACGGGGTGGTACTGGTTGGTCCATCCGCTGTCAGCGGCACGGAGGGCGTACCGGAACCGTTTGTGCTGGCCATCCAGGATTTCCGTCACACGGAAGTAGGATGTGACGAATCCGGCAAACTGGAAGTTGCCTTTTCCATCATCCCAGTTCACCAGGGCGTTGTTGTCAAGGGTAAGGCCGTCGTGGAAGATACCCTGGCAGATATCATCCACTTCCACCGTTCCGATTTCACCTTCTTCCAGGTGAAGGGTGATGATGCCCGTGGAAGCCGGCAATCCAAGCTCATTCAGATCCACGGACACATCTTCGATGATGCCACCACCGGGGGCGTTCCACTTGTTGCCGATTTCGATGGAAACGCGGTTGTACCGGAGTTCCGGCACTTCCAGGAATTCACGGAGAACCAGGGACCGCATTTCGGCGGCACCATCGGCGCCGATGAAAGCGCCGGTACCGGTAAGGCCTTCGTTGAATGTGCCGGCTTCAAAGCCCACATCCGTGGATATCTTGCCGGCGCTGCGGTCGTTGGTGTCCTTCCTTAAAAATTTTACGGCGGCGTCACTTTCCCGCTGAAGGGTCTGGCCGTCGTAGGCCGGTTTGCCGTCGGATTCGGTGAACTTATCCAGAACGGCCTTGTTGCTGTGGGAATGGGCGTAAATGCCAATACCGTTGGTAATGACATTCACGATCCAGTTCTTCAGCGCTCCAAGGGATGTTTTGGACCATTGTTCAGTGTACGGGGATTGAACCAGGAACAGGATGGTATCTTCCAGTTCGGCATCCGGATAATCAGCAAGTCGGAGCCTCAAAAAAAAAAGTTCCCCGGCGGGAGATGGCACCTGAATCACCGGCAATTCGCCTTCCGTTCGGCTCACGTTCAACAGGCGGCCTTCTTCAGACAGGGTGAAGGCGAACGTGCAAGCGTGGACGTTATCGCGGTCGGACATCTCCAGGCTGGAAGTGTCAATCACGATGGGTTCAGCGTTTCCATCCATCACGGCCCACTGTTTGGCAGCGGCAATCAGCTCGAACCACCACTGTGTTACCTGAAGGCCGGCGTATCCGGTGTTCTGCTGCCACTTGCGTTCGGCATCGGATGTGATATCAATCTTCACCCGGTCCTTCATGGCGGATTCGTATTCGATTTCCGGTGCAAGGGTACAGGCGCCATGGAAGGTGAAAGTGTCAATACCACCCAGGGAGTTCACGGAAAGGTAGTAGTGTTCATCTCCCATCGTGGGCGCACAGATGTAGCGCTGCACGTAGGAAAGGACGGTTCCGCCACTGGAAGCTTCCACCCACACATCCACTATACCGTACAGGTCGGCTGTTTCTTCACCGGAAAGGCTGAACAGGTAACTGAATTCCATGTTGAAGGTCATCAGGCGCGGCGTTCCGCCATAGGACCAGACATTGACGGTTTTGGTGGTTCCGTTCTTCTTATAGAACTTGGCTTTCACCTTCCCGGTGACACTGAAGTAATATGACAGGTATTCCGGGCTATTCCAGGTCACTTGCTTGGTCTGCGGCTGCCAGGTAAGCCAGTTCCCAGCGAGGAAGGAACTGGCCGTACCGGACAGCTTGCGGACGCCACCGTTCACCACCGTGAATGTGCCGGCGGTGGTGTTGCCCACATAGGCGGTGAAGGTGGCCACTGCGGAGGCCTGGGCGAAGGCGTTGGAAGTAGGGAGGGAGGAGGACAGGTATTGACTGATCACGTCGGCCACATCTATATCAATGCGGTCGTTGGCATCGGGATAGTAGGTTTCAGACAGCACGACGGTTGCACCCTTATCCAGACGGAACGTGATTTCAGAAGCGCTTTCAATGATGAAGTGCTTCAGGTTCCGAAGGAGGGACAGATTGTCGGGCGTTTGTATCAGCGTTGCCATAGTGCAAATTTACGGACGTGTGAAAGTGGAAGTTAGGACATCAGATGGCGGCGGATTCGTACCAGAACTGAACGGTTTCACGCTGGATTCCGCGCCACTGTGAAGATTCGCTCGGACGGGGCCGGTAGCTGTATCCGATTTCAATCATCCGGGACATCTTCGGGGACGTCTGGCCAAGGGCCGTCGGGGCCGGCAGGAAGAAATCTTCATCCGTTTCCTGCGTAACGATATGGTATGTAAGCGTATTATTCGGATACTGCGGCTGCAGGGCGGCCACGGCTGCTGTGGCTTCCGAAGTGTTTTCCACCCACCTGTACATCGGGGCCGGAATAACTGTTGGTTCATCCTCTTCTCCATCCGTGTATTCCTTCACCAGATAGAAGGAAGCGTTCAGGCAGCGGATCTTCCGTCCCACTTCGTACTTCAGCGATATCGGAAGAAGCTTCTGGCCTTCGTACAGCTTCAGGGCGTACATACCGTATGAAAGAAGCTTTTCAATGGGGATATCGAACTGGCCTTCCACCTTCACCATATTGTTCCGGAGCATCGTGTTCAGCTGTGCAAAGAACAGCGGGAACATATCCGGTGCGTTCAGGTTGTACCTGCCTTCACGGAGGTTTCCTTTGTTGTCGTACTTCTGCGTGGTCCCGTAGTAGTAGTGGCCGCTGTGGGTGTACCAGTCGAATACACGTCCGCTGCCACTTAATTCCAGAGGTTCGGAAAGGCCGGCGAAATCCACCACCATGATTTCCTGTTCTTCATCCTTTTCGGAATCATTGTAGGATGTGTTCCGGTGTGTGCGTGTGCCGATGTAGGGCATAAGCATACCACCTACAATCACCATGGGCGGCATGATATCTTCCCAGGATATGGATTCGGCATCCTGGGAATTCTTCCGGTCGTATGTGAAGTAGTTGGATCCCACACGACGGCTGCGGCTTTGGTCGCGGGAATTCTTGTATATCTCATAGTAGGCACCGGTGGCCAGATGAAGAAGGAGGCCCACTTCCTGGTTGCTGAAATCCAGCGGGAACTGGCTGTTCCCGGAAGCGTATTCAGTCACGGCCCCGTATTTCTTCAACAGCTCTTCTTCCGTTTCCGTCACCGGCGCTGCGCCTTCCAGGGATGTATCCGGCGTAAGCACAATACGGGATGACTGTTCGTAGGAATACACGATGTTATCCAGAAGCTGGCCGGTAAGATCCATATCATATCCGGCTTCCAGGATATCGTTCAGAAGCACGATATCCACCTTCTTTTCCGACGGATAGACAACTATCTGGGCATAGAACTTATGCAGCATCCATTCCAGGAATTCGGATACCGTTTTATTGGGAACCAGATCGTCCATATTGACGTTATCACCCTTGCAGATCACATCGGAACAGTTGTGAACCAGAACCAGCGATGAAAGCTTGGCATTGCTGGAAAAACAGTTCGTTCCGACGGTGTATCCACACAGGTTGAACATCTTCCGGAGGAAGGCTTTCAGGTAGTAGAACGGCGCTATTCCGTATCCGTCCGGCACACCAACCTTATCGTCACCTTCGGTAAGGATACGGCCTTTCCATGTAAGGGAATAAACGCCTTCCACGGAACCGTATTCGTTCAGTGGCTCGTTGTTTATCTGATAGGAGCCTGTTTCCTGGTCATAGTTCACGGCCACCGGGAACAGGCACACGGTACTGGAAAGGTTCGGCTGTTTGTAGATGGTGTTCAGGGCTGCGTACACGTCATCAACTGTTCGGGTTGCGGCGGCCCAAAGCTTTGCATCCTTGAACAGTTCCTTCAGGTTCTTATCCTTCCACTGCGAATAGAATTCAGAATCTTCCAGGGCCATGGCACAGGTGATTCCTTCCTTGGAGGCAGACGTTACCACCAGATTGCCTTTCTTCTGGAATATGCCGTGTGAAAGTATGGCCGGGAACAGATTCACGAAGCGGGTGTTCCGGGCAATCCTTGTGGGGTTATCCAGCTTGGCCAGATCTTCCGGCGTGGCCGGGATGGTAGCGGCCACGGATGCGGCGCCATCATCGGAGAAGAAGGCGCTGTTCTGTTCAATCTCGAAGCTGAAATCTTCAGGAAGATTCAGTTCACCTTTATCTACAATCAGTTTCATTTGCCCACTACGGATTTAATGGTGTCATCCAGTTCCTGTTTGGCATTCAGATCGGAAAGCACGGTATAGGCCTTCAGAGGGAGTGATGCTTCCAGCTTGGCCATGATATCATATACCCGCTGAAGGAGTTCGTTATCCACGGTGCCCACGGAAGCCGGCGTATCACCACCGGCCTGGCCACCGTCTGCGAATCCAGCCACACCGGAACGGTACTGGCCGCTTTGGCGCATCTGTTCCAGGGAGGCGAACATCACCGGATTGGCACGTACCATGGCGGCCGGCGCCACCCATTCGTTGGCGTGAACCACACCCACTTCCTGATAGTCGTTGGCGCTGCGCTCGGTATAGCCACCTTCAGAGAATTCGGCCACGGTCCTTTGGCCCACCTTGGTGGTGGATGAACCGGATGAAGCTACGGAGGCATTCTTAATGGCGTTTCGCTGTGCCACGATGGCGGCCACCTCGGCCACGGTCGTGGCTGCGATGATGGCGGCCATGATACCACCGGCGATGGGACCCAGGTCGGCCACGGCCTTCACGGCTGCCACGGCGCCATTGGCCACCGTCTTGGCGATATTGATGGCCATATCCACATCGGCATACTTCTTCTTCAGATCCAGCTGTTTCTGTTCGTATTCCTCTTCAATCTGCTGGCGCTTTTCGGCGTTGTCACCAGCGGCGGTCAGTTCAGCCTGCATCTGGGCATCCAGGCGGGCCGAATCCGCTTCCTGAAGCGCATTCGCAAGGTCTGAAGCTTTATCCAGGTATTCCCCATAGATATCACCAGCCTTGGATGCGTACTTGGCAATGATCTTGATACGGGCATTCTGGTAGTCCTTTTCCGATAATAGTTGATTCTTATGAAGTTCTTCCAGGGCGGACAGTTCTTCCGCCATCTCTTCCTTTATGGCATAGATTGGCGAATTCTCGCGGCGGATTTCTTCCGCACGTTCACATAGTTCCTGCCATTGCTGGAGTTCATCTTCCAGTTCCTTATCCATTTCGGCAAGGATCTCTTCCAGCTGTTTGTCCAGATCGGCCATGGCATCTTCCATAGCCTTCTGGGCATCTTTCTGAAGGTCATCCATCAGCTTTTCCAGCTTCTGTTTGTCCTTCACGGCAAGGTCCATTATCTGGGTCTGGAATTCCAGGGTGGATTGCTTGTGCTTTTCGGCAATGGCCATCCTTTCTTCCAGGGATTTCCGGTTCAGATCTTCCAGGCGCTGCTGGTACTTTTCGTATGAAATCTCACCATCCAGATAGGCCTGTTTGGCCTGGTTCTGCAGTTCCTGGTACCGGGCGTTGGAAGCGTCAATATCCTTTTTGTAGGCATCGTTCACGGCCTTCTGGGTATCCTGGGAAAGCTGTTTCCGGATATTGGCTGCCTGCCGGTTGCTGCGCTGCGTGGCACGTTCGTAGTTGGTATCGGCATCCACAACCTTCTGACGGGCCTGGACGTAATTCTTCACCATTTCGTCGTTTCCAAGGTTGTACTTGGCCACGATTTCGGACCAATACACCACGGATTCGTCGGCCGTGCGCTTGAATTCATCCAGTTCATCCTGGTAGGACTGGATGATATTTGCGTGGGTCTGGAGGGAATACGAATCCCGGTCGTACATCTGCGCCTTCCGGGTGTTGGAAATCTTGGTTTCGTATTCCTGTACCTTTGCGGCGTATTCCTTCGCCTGGTCAATCAGATCCTTGTTGTTGTTGTAGTCCCGGATGAAGAGGTCCAGTTCCTGGTCGGATAGCTCGGTGCGGGTCTGAAGCTGAAGCTTGTAGGCCTCCATCTCTTCCTGGGCAACCACCTTCCGGTTTTCGGCAATCTGTTTCTGGATACGGTCGTATTCCTCGGCGGCGGCAATCCGTTCCTTGGCGGATTTGGTCGCATCCATGTAGATTTTCTTCTGTTTCTCGGCTTCCAGGTTCAGTTCGGATTCCTGCAGGATGGCGGAATTGTTCCGTTCAAAGATTTCATCCAGCATCGCGGCCACCTTCTTCCCGTTGGCATAGGCATCCTTCATGCGCTGAACCATCTCATTCCAGCCCTTACCGGATGAAAGGTCTGCTATGAATGTTCCGTATGCGGATTTCCATCCAGCCACTTCTATCTTCCATTTGTCACCAATAAGCTGCGTTTCGGCAATCATATCGGAGGCAAATTTCTTGAAGGCGGCAAGGGCGCCGGTCAGTAGGCCAGCCCATCCGATTTTCTTGAAGAAGCCACCGAACATCTTCTGTGTCTGGCCGGCGGCACCTTCAATCTCCTTCATGCGTGTGCGTACCTCCTTCAGTTTCTTGGAGGCGGCCACGAATTCATCCGTTCCGGGCTTCAGCTTCCGCATCTGGTTGTACAGCTTGCGGGCGGCTGCCTGAAGTTCATTGAGGTTGGAACCGTTCAGGTTGTTCAGCGTCTTTTCAAAGCGCTGCATATCGGCATTGACGGCGTTGATGGATTTCTCCGTGGCCATCAGTTCCTTCTGCGCGGCCTTGAATTCCTTGGAGTTGATACCCTTTTCCTGGGCAATCTTCGCCATGGCGACACGGAGTTCCAGCGCCTTTTTCTTCAGTTCGTCCAGACGGGCGGTCGCTTCCTGGTTGTTCAGGGTTACGACGGATTCAGTATATACGCGGTTGTTTGCCATAGCTTATCTTAATTGGTGTGCGAACCAGGCATCATCATTGCGCCGGGTTCCGAAGGTTGTTTCACGGAAGGCCTGGATGGCTTCGGCTGCATCCCATCCGTATTTGGCTGCCATCATGCTTCCAAGCTTTTCCACCTCACGGATGAATACCTTGGAATA